CCGGCCCGGCATCATCCATCGCTACCTAGATGCCCTGCGAACTCTTCGCCACGACGGCCTCCCGTCGTTAGGTGCGGACCTTAAAGGTCAGGCTCTGCTTGACCAGCTCGCCGACGGCGTAGGCCACGCTCGAGCTCGCACAGATGGCGGTGTACGTCGTGCTGGCAAACACGAGATTGCCGCTAGTGCCAACGGCCACGGTTGAGGTGCCGAGGGCTTCCATGCTGATCTCGTCGTCCTTCAACGCCGGGGTCTGGTATCGTCGCCCAGCACCGGTGGCAAGGCCAAGGTGCGACTCGTCCAGCAGGTCACCACCAGGCGTCACGGTGACGCTGGTGACCGTGTAGGTAGCGCTGGCGAACACGAACGTCGAGCCCTGCGAGTCAGTAGCCATCTGGCCTCTCCTGGTGAGTTACGGGCGGCACAGCCCTACTCACAGGCTAGGCGATGGCGGGGCAACCCTTGCAGTTACGCCCGCCCCTTCTTAGCCCTGGCAGCCATGTACCGGGGCAGCTGCTTAAGGGCTTTTTCGTAGGCCAGTTTCATCTCTGATTCCAGCAATGCCTTTACCTGTGACTCAGCGGCACGAGACGCCTGCTCAATTGGGTGCATGGCGGGCATGCGGCCACGATTTGCACCGCTCTTGGTCACTCGTGGCTTGGTGCCGTACTCCACCATGAACTGGTGCTGCGTTTTGTCTGAGGCTTTGTTTCGCCTTTTCGTGCCTTCTTTGGGCGGCTTGCCGGTGCCTGACTTGCGATAGCCCACGATCGCCACGGCCGAGCCGGTCTTTGGGTATCGCTTGGCTTTCGTGGCGATGCCACGCCTTAGATTGCCCGTAGGGCCGACTGGCGTCTGCCGCTTGAGCTCTTCCTGGGCGGGCTTGAGGGCACGCTTAACGCCGGCACCAATGGCAGCAGACGCTAGCGACTTCGGCAATTGCCGAAACTGCTCGGCCAAGCCGGGCAAGTCTGGAAACTCCAGCGTCATCACTGGCCGTGCCATTACGTCGCCTCGTTGATGTGGAACCGCCTACGCCGTCACCTGAACGGGCGCAGACTTCGGACCTTCGCCTACGGCGTTGACAGCGGAAACCTTGGCGTTAGACCCTGAATAATTGTTGGCAAATCTGTAGAGCGTGCTGTTGACTACACTGGTTGGCGTGGCAGGTTGGTCATCAAAGTAGACGAGGTATCCTGTGATGGCAGACCCGCCGTCGCTAGCCGGTGCAGACCACTGCACTTCCGTCCCGATGTCGCCTCCAACAAAAGAAGCCTGCAAGATCGTCGGAGCGGCGGGCACCGTTGGTGCTACCGGCCAGGTCGTCGGCACCGTCTCGTTTATCCTGAACTCAAATGACTGCTGGACGCTGTAGTACGGCAGCATCTGGTCATCGGCTGGCATGTCCACGCCGTCAGCCTCAGTCAAGAGCGTCGTTCTCTGGAGCGTCACGCCAGCCGTTGTGCCTGTCCACCCATCGACAGTCAGCCTTACTGCCCTAGCGATGGTCTTAACTGACGTGTAAGAAGTTCCGTAGGTGGTCAGCTGCAGCGTCACTAAAGGGTTGCCGACGTTGCCAGAGAGCGACTGCGGACGCTCTACGCCCGTCCGCTGGTACACCACAAGCGGCAGCGGCGTGCCTTGCGGGGCAATCAGAGGGTAGACCCGCGAGCCGATGAGCGACGAAACCGCCGTCTGGCTCGTCAGCCGCTGATACAGAAACGCTTCTGGTGCTTCAGGAATGCTCATGTGTCGGCCTTTTCTGTGCAGATGAGCTCGAGATACCAGCCGCGTTCGTACTCGTTTATAGCGCCGATTTCGAGCGTTCGGGTGCCTGCGTAAATGATTCGCATGGAAACCTTGACGCCCGGCAGTTGGCGTATCGTCACCTTGTGGCCAGTGAATCCGACGATCTGGCCATACCGCTCGGCTTCCCGGCCGGAGAGTGCCTGCACGTCTGCCCACACCGTGGCAAACGTGGACCACGACAGCGAGACTTCGCCAACGGAATTGCGTGTTTCCGTCGCCTGCTCAATCACGATTCTGTCGGTCAGGCTGCCGGCGTTAATCATTTGTAGGAGCCCCAGCGGATGGTGTCGAGCAGGGCTTTCGTACCCATCGGGACTTCGCTCAATGCCGTCTCGGCCGCCATCTCACGGTTTCGCCAGAGGTGGGCGACGAGCATCAGGATGGCCGACTTGACCGGTGCCGGCACGCTGGTGCCGGTTGCTGAGTAGCCCGCGTACCACGTCACCACGGTGCTGTTCTGATCCACAAGGTGCGAAGGCCACGTCTTGCCGTACAGCGGGCGACAGACGCCCGGAGTGGCCTGCCTATCAACCCGGTACTCAACGGCGTCTAGCGTCGTCGTAGAGGCTCCAGCGTCAGGCGTGTAGGTGATCGTCACAGCCGTGGCCGTTCCCGTCTGCACCATGGGCGGCCGTGGCAGTTCGATATCAAGGTTGGGCACGGTGCCTTGGCGTCCCTCGATGTTGTTGCCGTCCGCCCGCAACCCAAACTGCACCGGGCTGCCGACAGGCCCGTAGAACGAATCGAGACGCATCTGCCACTGGGTGGTGCAAAACGTCCTGTCGGTGTAGTCCTCTGCCCAGCGTGTCGCCGCCGTGATGAGCGTGCCTATCAGATCGTCCTCGGCTGACGAATCAATACGCAGGTGAAGTTTCGCTTCCGCCAGCGTTACGGGGTTGGCTGGCTCGGTGGCACGAACAAGGCTGCGGTACCTCATTTGGCCTTCCTTCCTCTGCGGCGTGGTGCGTCGGCCGTTTCAACGTCTCGGCGTTCGACCATGGCCACCTCGAGCAGCTGCCGCTCCTCGGGCATGATCTCGCAGACGCCAGCAAACAGCAAAGACTTGGCCGGCCCACGCGGGTACGTGATCGTGTCGCCCTTGCGGTACACGCCGTGCGGACGCAGAAATCGCAAAGTCACTTGATCGTCAGGCATTGGATGCCTCCCCATGTTCGATGGAACCCCACGCAGACGGCGGACGTTTTCCGCCGGCAGACCAATACTCGCTCGGTGACTGCCAGACAGGTTTCAAGTCCCTCCCCGGCCACGTAAACTTGAGCTCGGCGTGCCCGATGGCTATCTGCGGTGCGATGCCGAGCGTGTTGCCGCATGACTTGAACTGCCGCCAGAAGTGAATGTCTGGGTCGGTTCGTGGCTGCTCGCCCTCGGGCGCGTCGCCCCAATGCCCGTCAGGGCGTGGCGTGCCCAGGAACCAAGGCGTCGGCGTCCGCTTCAGAGCCTCGCTGCGGATCAGCGTGCATCCAAAGTGGGCGGTGCTCACCGGCTGCACGACAGCCTCAAACCATGTATTGGGCAGCTGCACCAGGCCGATGGTGCCGTCGTGGCCTTCAGGCGTAAACATGGGCACGCCTTCGTCTCGCTTCGTTTGCAGCGGAGCGACGGCGTCGTATCCGCTCACCATGGCCGCAGTCATCAGCCGCTGTACGGTGTCGGCCTCAAAGACGCTGTCGTAGTCAATCGCCAGAATCCAGTCGGTGCGGTCCAGCATCTCGAGCAGGACGCGATCGAGGCACTGCTCCCAAAATGCCCCCACAAACTTTGTCGGGCGAATGCCGAGCGGCAGCAGCGACTGCATGACGCAGAAGAAGTTATCGCTGAACGTCAGGCGTGGCATCGAGAATGCCGCCTCGACTCTCAGTTCGTGCTCGGCGTTGCCAACACTTACTTTCACGGTGTGCTCCTTGCGTAACGCAAAACGGGCGGCCGGGGCGAACCCAGCCGCCCGCTGTGGGCGTTATCGCAGCAATGTCAAGCAATCACAGGTTGGCGACGTTGTTCACGCCACTCTCGGTGGCCGTCACAGCGTGCTGCTCGGCCTTGGACAGCCGGGCGTTGCTCGCAATGGCAACGGTGTTGCCGGGGCTGGTCACGACCGTCAGGTACCGCTTGCGGCCCCGCAGGTCAACGTTGAAGCGGGCCACGGCCCCGACGCTGAAACCGGTCGTCGCGCCGGCACCAGCCGTGATCGACAGGCCCGTAACGTCCGCCTGGCCCGAGCCGCTGGCGTCGCTCTCCTGAACCTTCAGCACGCTGGCATACGCCGCAGTGGCCGCCGTGAAGGGCGAGAACACAACGTCGATGCTGGCGTACTTGAAGCCTGCACAGTCGATCTCGTGCGAGTGCGTGGCACTGGCCGCAACGCTCGCCGTAGCCTTCGTGACGCTCTTAGTTCCAGAAGCGTGGTTCATGTCTCAAAGTCTCCAGGGAAGGATGTCAGGATTAAGCGAGCTTGAGTGCGACGACCGGGCCAGCCTCGCTGGTGGTGCCCAGCGAGTGGTGGTTGATATCGCAGCGGTAGGTGACCCGCCACACGGTCTGGTCGGCCTCAAAGTAGCGGTCGGTCGAGCTGGCGATCTGCATGTCGCCCTTATTCGCCATGATGGACGAGAGCGAGATGTCGCCGACGTAGGCCGCGATCTGGCCGGTTGTCGGTGCCGAGTTCATTTTCAGAACCCACACCACCGGCAGGCCGAGGAACGTGTTGGGCGTGCCTTGGGCGAGGTTCTGGGCGGTGTTTCCACCAGACAGAGCACCGATGGTGCCGCTGCCAGCCGTGCCGCTCGACAGCATCAGGCGTTGCACGCTGTTGTGGTACACGCTCGGGTGCATGTAAAACGCTGAGG